TACCAATACCTTCAACAAATACTTTGTAAGTTTCATTGTTTAGTTGGTTTATGGGAGCAGAGTAGTTTGTATATTCCATGAGTTGTTTGAGGTTCATTGTATATACATTATCTCTTTCTAACTTATCTAAGATACTTTGTATCATTTCAGGTGTAAAAAACTTTATATCAGTTTCAATACTCTTATTTATATTAAAACCAAAATACTTTTTACTATCAATCTCTTTTAGTTTTCTTTGACACCATTCAATCATAACACGTCCTCCCCAGCATAAAATCATCAACTTCGCGCATCCATTTCCCAATTCTTTATCATCATATTGTAAATGACGAGCAAAAGAAGCAATACGAGCAATAGTACTTCTACTTATGGGTTCTCTATTGGCTAACTGATGGGCTCTTTTCTTTCCAACCGGTGTTCCGCAGGAATTCCAACCATTTTCTTCAACCCAATTTAACGCTCTTTTAGCATTATCTGTTGCTGCTTTCGGATAATCATTATATGTTTTCAATGAATGGGATGTTTATTTTTGTACTTAACCAATCTCTATCAACTGTTATTCCTATATCACTCAATAGTTTTATTTGTTCTAAAATACTTTTTACATCAACCTCTTCTTTTCTTTTCATTACGAAACCAGAAACATTTTGAGGTATTAGATTTTGTTTTTTGAGTATTGGGATAAGTTTATTGGATATTTCTGTTTCAATAAAGTATATATCACTATTGATTATTTCTCCAAGAACAGAGTTGTGGATTTTTCCAAGTTGTTCTGTCCCTCCTGTTTGGCTTTGACTTGTTAGAGTTTGACCCAAAATAGAGATTGCTAGTTGTTCGTTTATATATTCGAGGAACTTACCATAATCAGTTGCTCCACTATTTGAACTCATTATATTGATTTCGTCATCACTATTTACAACAGCCCAAGCATTATTACCAAAGTTAGAAAGCATAGAAGCGAGGTTGTCTCTTGTTTGACGGTTTTGTAAATCAGTTTTACCTATTACAAATGGTGTTCCGTATTTCTCGCAGTATTCAGCATAGTTAATCTCATTAAACATCTTCATTAGAATAAAGGTTGATAAATAAGAATAATCACCTAAATCATGTTTATCTCGATAGATTGGAACAACCCAGTCACTTACTGGTTCATCAAATATATTTACGCTTTCACCATTACCTTGTTGTTGGGTTGATATTAGGTCAAAATCGGGACGACAATAAACTCTCGGGACCAATTCTACATTTGTTATTTTATTCTCAATTATATCACCAATTTGAATGAATGAGAAACCCCAAAATAATGATTGGTGGCTATACTCAATAAACTTACGAAACCAAGGCTCATCTTGTATTTTAAGTTCTATTGTTTCTCCATTCTCATCAACAAATAACATATCACAAGACATAATAGCCAATACTCTTTGATTAATTAAACCCTTTGTTGTGGCATCCAAATCTATATTTTGATAGACCCTCAATAACTCAAACCTATTTCTTTGATAAGGGTTTTCTGCCATTAGGAGAGCAGTTCTCAAATTATTAGCATTTGTTCTAATCCTAAAAAGTTGAGTTTCGTTCTTTATGTATTCTTGGTACTCAAACTTATCCCCAGAAACTTTTTCGGTTGCAACATTCATTGCTTTTTTGGCTTCTGTATTGAATACATTTTTTATTCTTTCTAAAAAAGTCATTTTTTGTTGTTATTTTTTAATAAACTCTCCATTTATATATTTGTAATATATTGATAACTCAAACCACTCACAATCTGTGGGATAGTTTGTTATTTCTATTGTATCACCTATATTACCACTTATATCAACTATAAGTATATTTCCTTCGTTGTCTATTCTAATATATATTAAATCCATTTGTTGTATCAGTTGATTTTATTTCTACGTGTTTTACTAAAGAGGACCATCTTATTAACAATCTTCTATTGACACTATCAGTACCCAAAAAGGTTGCTTGATTTGATACGTTGCCGGCAGATGTTATTGGAATATAACCCCTCATATTTAATGAAATCCTATCTAAAACAAAAATACCATAGTTTGGTATTACCCAATAGTAAAAGTTGTTATCAAAGTTAATGGCAGAGGTTCCTGGAGTGGCATTTGTAAAGTTATTTGTAAGTAATTGAGTTTCCAATGCGTATTGAGAAAATGTCCCAACAGCATTTAAGTAATAAAAGTTTAGTGCTGCACCATTTGATGATATAATCAATCTATTTCTTGCTTCATCTACCTTACAATAAACACCCGCATTCTGTCCTGATAGAGTTGCTTGTAAAGTAAATGGACCAGAAAAGGTTGAACCCAAATTCCAAACATAAGTTAATCCATTGGCAGCGACGCTAGTATATAGTAATCTATTGGCAAAATCCACATCAAAAGCACCTGATGCAGAACCAGAGGTAGGAGTAAAAGTTGTTATTTGTCTCATATTTGATGCCTGGAATATACCAAATACGGGGTTTCCAGGTCCATACCAAGCAATAAGTGTATCTGATGCTGTTGAGCCTGCCATCTGACTTACTAAAAAGTTTGGGTTATTAGATAGGGCATGTCTTGATACTAATGAAAAAGTAGCAGACCTCCTCTCAATATAGGCTGGTTGAACACCACCACCAATATAGTATTGATTATTACTTTCATTATACCATATACCTGTTAGTGTCTGTGGTATTAGTGACGAAAATGTTGTTGATTGTGATGATGAAACTATTGGCATTGTTAAGTTCAGGATTGTGCTTCCAAAAGAACTAAATCCACCTGTTGCTCCAATTGGGCCCTGTGGTCCGGTCACCCCATTTATGCCCTGTGGTCCAGTCGCACCGCTAATGCCTTGTGGGCCAGTCGCACCGCTAATGCCTTGTGGGCCAGTCGCACCGCTAATGCCTTGTGGGCCCTGTGGTCCCATTTCGCCTTGTGGGCCCTGTGGTCCTGCCTGTGACCCACCACCTCCAGAACCACCACCTATTTGTCCTGTACCAAGATAGGGGTTATAGTTTGGATTAGAGGAGAATACATCAGCATCCAAATCATATCTGTTTGAGGAGATTACTTGGTTTATATCAAAGTTGTCCGCATATTTGGAACCCCACATTATTGAGATACCTTCTTGATTGTCTCTTAAAACTGCGTTTGGAAGAGTTGTTGTACCTTTACAATAATCTTTTAATTTTTTTACAGCCTCCAAGTATCTTGTGTGTCTAAAATCTCCTACTGTTTGATAATCTAGAGTTGTTAATAGGTGATATATCATTATATCAATGATACACATATTAATCAGTTGGCTTCTATCATCCTTTTTATCAAAGAAGGAAGTATTATTTATTTGAGTGCCAGGTGCATTATTTTGTTTGGTTAGATATAGATTGTCTTGATATAATACCCTTTGGTTAATTGAATAGGTTGCTGAACTTGTCCATCCAGCATACGGTCTAAACATAAAATCGGTATCAAATCGACTTACAATATAGGAACTAGCCTCATCTAAAGCGATTGTTTCGGCATAATCTATTATATTTTGATTAGTGGTGATTTGGTCTAAACTCTGTTCACTAATAAATAGGATTATGTCTTTTTCTAATAAGTATTTCATTAAAAAGGCTTTCTTTTTTTATATAATTGACTGAAATTCTAAAAGTTGGACTGTCTATTTCCAACTGGGTAGAATATTGGTGCGTTTATTGATTGTGTTTCTGTCGTCCCCAATAGTTTTGATTTACGCATTTCGGTCATTGGTTCTATACTTTTTCCTCTTGTATTGAATTTGGAGTATCCATCTACAAAACAGGTTGATATAAAGTATCTTATTGTGTCGGTACAGTGGCTCCACTTTTCGTAAGTCACTCCGTCATTTGTTTTACCCATTTCTTTTAGTTTAGAACCATTTTTGTCTGACTTTGTATTCATTAAATCATCAATCGTTTCATTACATTTTGTATCGATATATAATTTGTAATCATATAATCCGTCAAATATATGATTGAGAAAGGCAACAGATTTTATTATATCAGGGTTCCTTGAGGCGACCCGATAGATTATCCATTCTTCTCCATAATAATCATTCAATAAATCTATTACTTGATTGAAATTGGATTTATTTGATGCTGTTGTATTGTTTTGTGCCGAACTATCACCATAAACGTGGATGTGGTTGGTCCAGTTTGCGTATTTTTCTATAAAAGATTTTGTTAGTTTCTCGGCCGTTGCTGGGTATGGTTCTATGACCTCGTCTATTAGGAGTATTTCTTTGTTTTCTTCATCTATTTGGAAAATTAAACAAACAGAGTGGGGTTGGACGTTAAAGTCGAGAGAGATGTGGATTGGTTTAGAATAATCTATTATATTGTGTCGTATATGGATATCATCAAAAGAATGGTATAAAGAAGAGTTTGATTTGACTGAACCCCAATTAGCAAGAATATAAACATTGTGTCGATAGGTTCCAGGCTTATACTCATTTAACAAACTTGTCTTTATATGTATTGGGAGTTTTGTATTATCATTAAATGTTGTTTTTAATTTATAGATTTCTGGATTATTATTGTCCCAAAGATTTTCTTTAATCCAGTGTTTAGCGGAGATTGGGTTGAAAGTTAAAATCATTTGATTATAATTTGACTTTGCCCTCATTCTCCAATACAATTCGTCAATTGCATCTTTTGAGCACTCGGTCGCCTCTTCTACCCATATATTAGATATACCATCAATCGACTTCAATTTTTCTGGATTATCTAATCCCTTGAATACAATAAAATTATTATTTGTTTTACATACAATCTTTTTAGTTGATTTATTAAAATAGAATAGATTAGTCAATCCCATTTCTTCAATCAATTTTACTATTAGGGACCAAGTGCTATCTGTATGGGAGGATAGTGTTTGTCTAACAATCAAAAAATTACAACTATCCTTATTAGTGGATATAATATGGTCTGCTTCTGATGAGCCCAAGTTGTCCGATATATAGGGGTTTAATACTCTTAATATGACCTTTTGGGCTACTGCGTGCGACTTACCTGACCCACCACCACCCAATAAGAGACAGGTTCTTTTCTTTGACTTGAAGAAATCTAGAAACACTGGTAATATATCAACGTTTATTTCCATAATTAATCTTTACCTTTCGTCAAAAGATTTACATTAATCTTTATCTCATTATTCGTATTTGTTTCGTTATTTACGAAATCCAAGAATACTTTTATGGCTTGGATATCTCCTGCCTTTGCTTTTAAGTAAAGTGCATGGAATACATCATGACTTAACTTTGAGTAATAATTTCTATAAGTTTGATTGTCGAAGGCATTATTCTCAACCTTATTTATGAATTGTGAGGTTAGATTGGTTGCTTTTTTACAAGTTTCTAGGTCAGGGAAGGTTTTATGTTTCTCATAATAGGTTGCTTGAAAATTTAACAAAAGAATAACATTTTGTATTATGTTTTCATCTTTTTTAGTTATTTTTTTCATTTAATTTATTTATTTTTTCATACCAAGTACCATACTTTTCTAGTATGATTTCTTTGGCGAGGCTAAATTCTTTAGTTGTTTTTCTATAAGGTAAATCCATTTCGATACAGATTTCTTTACAGGTTTTATTATTTATTGTTCGTTTAATAAATATATCGAATTGTTGTTTTGTTAGTATTGTTGAAAGGTTTTGGATTATTTCGAGTATTAACTTTTGGTGTTCTTGTTCGTCAATATCTCCTTCTTCATAAGGCAAATCTTGGAATTGGTATGATTTGAGTGGAACAAGAATTATCTTCGGTTTTTCTTTTAAGTAATCAAAATATGCATTATAGGTCATCATTCCAAAATAGTGTTTCATATTTGTCGTTATGGTTAGATTATTGTTTTCTATTTTATCACAGAGTTTAATATAACAATTTGAGATTATATCTTGACATTCCTGATTAGTCACATTGGTCTGATATTTTCTAGCCTGATTTTTTATATTCTTCACATATTCATCAAAATGCTTATTTATTATATCATCCAATTCCTTTTTATAAATATTCATTAACCTAATAATTTTTTATTCGCAACAAACAAACTGAATAGTTCCTGTTCGCTGTCGTCATCAAATGAGACCAATACATTACTTCTTTCATCAACAAGAGTGTATAAGAGATTAAAAATTCTTGTTCTTGTCTTTTTGGTAAATACGAATGGTTCGTTATATCTATTCCTTGTGGTTCCTAAATATATATTGTATTTAGAGTGTTTAACGAAATATAACCACAATCCATATCTTTTTATATATATGAAATCTTCTCTTGTCTCTCCACCTAAAAGTTTTGCTATTTCATCACGCACATTATCTATCATATATCTTATTTTTGATTTTAAGGGGTCATAGAGACCCTCCTTGTATTGGGTTGATACTTTGTATCATTTGGACTATTCTCTTCGTTAAAACCGATTTAATTAAGCATCGGTTTTTTTATGTAAGTAAGTGGTACGTTAGAACAAATCGTATTAGGATTGACGTTATAAAGTATGGAACCCTCAAATACAACTACCCATTTTGAATTGAATTCATCTTTAATTAGGCTTACAACTTGGTCGGGTCTCATTTTCCAATGCTTTATTGTTTTAGAAAGGTCATAAAAATAGTATTCATCACTAAAATAACCTTTATCTATTTCATGTTGGAATAAGAGAGTTTGTTCTAAAATTCTATAGTTTAGCATTGTACGCATTTTTATTTAATTGACTACAATCCTTTTGGCGATACCATCATCAATTAAATCTTTTATTGGTATTATATAACCAAATGTCATATTGTCTGCTTTGTCATATTTTTTTATTCCTCCCTTTATGTGGTCTTGATTAATGTATTCCTTTAATTTTTCAACATTAACCTTGTACGTTTTGTTTGTTAGAATAAAGAAATATACATACCATTTTGAATTTGATTGTTGAATGCCTGATGGATGTCCACCACTCATCCACTCAATCAATATGTTAGGATTATCTTTTAGACTGGCTTTGTGTTTATCCACCTTAACCTCAATACCAATTGTTTTATCAATCAATAAATCCCAATCATAAAATATCTTATCTGGTGCATATTCTACTTTGTACCCTTTTCTCTCGAAATACTTTCCAAGTTTTATTTCATATTTCTTACTTAATTCATTGTCTGACTTAAACATAATAATCTTTTTTTTATTATATATTAAAAGTCCATTCTCTCTTTTTATAAAATTATTTCCTTACTGGTATAGATAGGAATTGCTCGAATGATATTTCTTCCATAAATTAACTATTTTTTAATTAGTGACATCTGACACAATATCAAACACAGTATTCATAGTATCAACCCCCGCATGGATAGTATCAACCCCCGCATGGACACTATCAATTCCCGCATGGACAGTATCAATTTTAGTCGTATTGTTTTCGTTCATTTGATAAATGTTCAGAAGTATTGAAAGAAATCCAATCAATGCAACAATTATTAATTTTAATTTTTTCATAATATTATTTTTTTTTGGGCACAATAAACCCTAGGTTTTTGTGTTAAAACTCGAATTTTAACTCTTTTTCTTTAGTTTCTGTTAAAAATCTATTAATTATAGTATCGTAATTGTCTCTAACTCTTTCTTTCTCTATTAATTGTATATCTCTCTTTATGTTATTACTAACATAAGCATACATATTCTCTTTCTTACACACAACTCTTTCATCCTTCTCTTCTTTCTTATATTCTCTTACTAATAAATCGTTATCCCTTAATTCTTGTTGTATAATATCTATAACTCTATCTTGGTTTCCATTCTCTATTACATAAATACAGTCATGCAAGAATATTACATTCTCATTTAATCCTTTCTCACACAGTTTATCAAATACATTATTCATAATAAAACTCTCTCTATATTGAAGTTCTATTGCTATATTTTCCCTATTGTTCTTTAAGTATCTATAAATCAACGGGAATTCAATATGAAACTTGTTATCTAACTTTTTCAACAAATCATAATCCATCCAATCTTTATGTTTGTCTGCGACCCTCAATCTGTTATTTTTATTTCCCATCATATACTTTGCCCACAATACCTTTGCTTGTTCCCTTTTAAGGTTGGTATCCGTCTCCATTAACTTTTCATAAATCTTTCCTGTCTTAACAACATTGAAATAGCTTGTATCATTTATACCTATTTCCTTAAAATAATTTACTGAAATCTGTGGTTGGCAAGTTAAAATATCTATCTCAATCAATTTATTTCCATTAACTAACAATTCTTTCCTCACCTCTCTAGGCAACGAAGAGATTACATCAAAAAATCGGCTCATATTTCCATCATAACCCAACTCTCTTGATTTATCAAAGTTTATATTTTCAATCTGTCTTTTGGCTATTGTAATACTTTCTTCTGTTCTACCATTCTTTCTCATTGTTTCCAATATAGAATTTTTAGATGAAGCAAAAGAATAAATATATTTAGTGTTTTGATTATTTTTGGCTCTCTTAATTGTCCTTAAAGCATTCTCCTTATATTTAGATTGCATTATCTTAAAATTTTGGAAACACTCCTTATACTTATTCAATTCTTTTAAGAAATCCTTTTCACACCACAGGAGGCCAAGTTCTTGATTTCCAAGATTAACAAAAGGATATCCACCAACAACTTTATAACCTCTCATGATGTTCGTATCAATAACTCGATACATATAAGTTTTCTCACCCATAATATAAAAATCATCTTTCTCAATTATTCTATTGAAGATTAACCAATCTATTTTAGATTTATAATTGCCATCGAATAAATTTAAGACACTTGAATGTATGGATACCCATTCAGGTTTATTATATTTCTTATTAAATTCTTGCTGGCGTAAAATGATAGCCAAAATTACTTGAACTTTGGTCATAGCCTTTTTACTCAAGATGATTTCTCTTCTCTCAACGACAGGCCCATTATCTATTTCGTCAAACAAACACATATTCTATATATTAAATAATCCCCCTCTGTTTTCTATTATTGACTATTATTTTCAACTAATATCAAGTATTTTAAATAAATTTTACTAATTTAGAATGATTCTAAATAGAGCATACTTCCTATACTATTATTGACTATTATTTTCAACTAATATCAAGTATTTTAAATAAATTTTACTAATTTAGAATGATTCTAAATAGAGCATACTTCCTATACTAATAAGACAATATAAATACCAAAAAGGTTTAAATCATTCTTTTATTTTTTAATTTTTTTTTTAATAATTTTAACGATTTTCTAAAAATATTTTGGACTTATTAAACAACTTAAAGGGAGTTAGTAATATAATAAGAAAACTAAACTAAAATGGAAACAAAAGTAATCAAAAATATGTTGTTGTTTTTTAATAGCAAATTTTTATTAAAAAATAATCCATCATTATATCTTAAAATGGTGAAATATATCTATTCAGTTGAATATGATAGTAAAAAAATAAGAGATTTTATATACTCTTGTTATCGTGAAGATAAAGGGTTTTTTGGAACCTATATAGAGTGGTTAGAAAAGAATAAAATAAAAACATTTACAAAAAACCTACAATGACTAAAACAAACAAAATAGCCGAAGAGAAGGCGAGACAATTCTTCAAGAAGGGATTTAGGGTCGATGCGACTAATGGATTAATATATTCCAATACAAACAATTTGGTTGGCAGCCTCAACGGAAAGGGTTATATTGCTGTATCTGCCTGTATAGATAAAAAACAACTGACTATTAAGGCTCATCATCTTATATTTTATAGTCAGTGGAATTATGTTCCAGAGCAAATCAATCATATAGACCATAATAAAACAAATAATAAGATTTCTAACCTTGAAGCCTCTGACCCAAGACACAATACTATTAATAGGATGAATAAGGGAAAGAATTATTATTGGGACAAGAGTAAGGATAGTTTTGCTCTATCAAAGACCTTTTATAATAAGGTGTATAAGATGGGATACACAAAAGACGAAAGGATTGC